CAAGTGTAGTAAATAGCCGCTACACGAGTGCGCCCAGCAATTGCGTCATCATCTGCGGCCTTTGTAACCGCAAGTAGATTGCTATAGCTCATTAGAGCCTCCTAGTTAGGAGAGGTTGTTGTTCTGGATATAAAGAACAGTCACCGTCGCCGCACCAGTTGTACCGTTTCCGTTTTGGGCAGCAAAGTCAACCAAAACTTGCAGGTCAATTGTTCCAACGTTCGTGGCTTCTGTGTCCAAAGTTCCACGAGTGGTTCCTAGTGACTTAACGCTAGTGCTGGGGATGAATGCGTCAGCATCAGCAGAGGTTCCAACCACAACAGCGGCTGTACCAGTGTCGTTGTTGACGACCGTGACGTTCAGGATAACGTCAACGATCTGTGAATTTGCAGGGACCGTTGCTACAACCTGGTTATTTGAAGTTGCGCCGATGATGTCAATCACAGCGGATTGAGCCATCAGAACATAACCTACGTTTGCTACATCGGTGCCAACCGTCGTGCCGGTTGTGTCTTTGATTGTGCCAGCCCTAACTGGGCCGGAAAAGGTAGTCGTTGCCATTTTGTCCTCGTGTAGTAGCACATTCTCGTATCTTCTCTACTAAGTCTGCTAGGTCAGTAGATACGAGCAAAATCCTAGTCCTATAAGAATACAGCAAAAGGGGGGTTTTGCAACCCCCCTCTTTTATTACAACATCAACCCGGTGAACCGAAGATACCGCGCGGATCCGAGAATCCGAACGAATAACGCTCACGGGCCTTGTAACGAACGTTACCAGTGTCGAAGTCGCCTTCGAAACCAGTTTTGATCGCTACACGCTGGAACATCTTCATGCCGTTGGGGGCGTCGGTTTTGATAAACCATGCGTCCGGATCGGTCAGGAAGTGGTTAACTGTGTAACCCTGGGGGATCATGCCCATGTTCTTGATGGCATTGATGTCGTTATCAGCAGTACCAACGCGGAGCGTGGACTTCATGATACGGTCAGCCGTGAACTGGAGTTCCTTAGGGATAATCAGTTTCAAACCTTGGATCGCGATCTTCAGGCCGCGCTCGTCTGTGAACGCTGCGATGTCGATCAAAGCCTGCTCCAGTGAGGTCTCAGACAAATCGGCAGGTGTTGTCAATTCGTTTTTGAGATCTGCACCGGTTAGGGTGGGGTGATCCGTTGCACAGAGGGGCTTGCCGTCACCACCGATTGAGGTAGTAAACGCACCGTTTAGAACGGCAGCAGCCTTGATCTGCTTGGTTTGAGCCATAGAACGGGCCAAAGAGCGGGTATAACGAGCAGACAGACGATCGTAGAGGTTGTCCTCAACGGCTTCTTCCGTCAGCGCGAATGCCAGCGCAATGGTTTCGTGGGTGTAACGAGCTGCATAGACTTCTTGCGCGTTGTCATAAGCGACGCCAGCGCCTTCAGTTTTAACAGGAGCGTTACCAAAGCCAGAGAGCATTACCTCTTCTTCAAACGCGCGGTCAGAAGTCTCTACGTCGTAGATTTCTGCGTGCTCGTTCTCGTAATTGGAATACTCCAAGCCAAACAGAGCGTTAAGACCGGGCTCAAGCTCTCGTACTAGTTGCGAACGTGAAATAGCCATGATTAAACTCCTGCAGTGCCCGTGCCACCTTTGTAGAGGTGGTTATTCGGGATAACGATGAGATTAGCGTAAGCAGCAGTAACATCATTGTCTTCTGCGTCTTCATACACGCCAACAACTTTCCACGGATACGTAGCGTTACCAGTAGCGGGAACACCAACTTGCTGACCCGACTGGCCAGTGGTTGAACTACCTGCTACAGCGGTATCCAAATCAGCATTACGGCCAACGCAAGTAACAGCAGCAATGCCGGAGCACTGTACTACAAACTCAGCGTTAGGATCGTCGTTGACAAGGGCTACAATACCATCCTGAACAATGCTGCCGGGATAGTAGTTTTTCCAGGTGGGTTTGCCGGTCGTGGGATCCACGTAGTAGCAGCCCTGGAATACACCGACAATTGCTGCGCCGGTGGTTGCGATTGCTAAATATCCTCCAGACAACTTTACAGAATCGCCTTGATACAGGGCGGTAGCGTAGTTGTTGGAGATCTTGTACTGCGTTAGACCTTGGTTATCGTAGTTACTGCCGACTTTGCCGACAGGACGAAAACCAAAAGGCTTATTAACGTTAGCCATTTGAATCTTCCTTAAAAAGTTTAGTCTTCGGCCTTACGAGGGCCACCAAAGGTAATCCTTGACTGCCGTTCTGGCTTGACTACACGCATGGTGTCGTGAGCGTTACTTTTCATCAAGTCATTGTCAACAGCCTGAATCTGATCACTAGTCCGCTGTTCGTAGTACTCTCTACGCTCCTGCGCAGTCTCTTCTGGGATTCTGGCCAGCAACATGTCGCCAACGCCAATGACGCCAGCGTGTACGCCGTTTGTAATCGAGGGAACGATGAAGTCTGGGTGTTCTTCAGCTCGAACCAGTTCATACCCCTCGCGGAGTTTGCCTGCAACGTTCTTGCTGTCATCTACACCAGAAGCTTCTTTACGAATCCAACGATGCTCATATCCAGGAGGTGCGGGAGGCGCATCTAAGTCAGAAGGACGTATCCATGCCTTGCGACGCTCCGTTTTTTGACGGGTTGCAGCCGCACGAGTAGTTCTATCAATTTTCACTTGCTCAGTCATGTTTATCTCCTTACGTACTTAGCGTACTCTTCCAGGGGGACACCTATTTTCCTTGCAATGGCCACTTCACTAGGTGTTAGTTTGATGGTCCTGCGCCCGTTCGGACTCACGGAAGTACCGCGAGTTGCAGGTGCGACACCGGGGGCGATATTGCGGGTGGTGTCTACCTGAGCCTTTTTAAACTTGTGCGGAAACTCCTTACGGATTCTCCGATTTAGCTCATCATAGTATTCATCACTTGACAAGTCAAATCCTTCTTCTTGTAATTGTGAATGAACACCAAAGGCAGCATGGGTCATAACCGTGTCGCTCCCAAACCATTCGTTCTCCTCGGCCCAACGTTCCGCCTTTTCATCTGGGCGGGGAGCTGGAGCGGGCTGCTGGTATTGAGGCTGCGGGGCATACTGCTGGACAGGGGCTTGCTGTGGGGCTCTTTGCCGTTGTGCCGTGGCCTGAGTCAGCTTTTCTTGCTGAATCATAAGCTGGGATAAAAGCTTTTGGGCCTCCACCACACCTTTTCCGTCTCCACGCTCAACTGCGTCTTGCAGGTTTGCCTCAGCAATAGCTAGCTGAGAGTCCACCCGGCCCTTAAATTCATGCAAATAACCATCGTCAAGCGTCTGAACCCGACTTTGGGCAGCTTGAAGATTGGCCTGGATTTGCTTGGCATACTCTAAAGCGGCTTGTTCCCGACGCTCTGCTTCACGCAGTTTGGCGGTCATTTTCTCAATACGCTTCTTGACCTTGGCGCTGTATTCCTCGTGATCTTGGTTGTCCTCGGCTTTTTTTGCCGGTTTCTCCTCGACCACAGCAGCGGCTTCAGGCTCCTTTATTTCCGCTTTTCCGTCTTCTGAGATCTCAATCTCGGCGCCCTGTTCACCTTCGCCCAGATTGAATTCCAATTGGTCATCCCCTGATGGGACTTGGACCTGTTCTATTTCTTCGTTTTCAGGCATGGTAGTTTCTCCTTAAACCATGTGTACTAGGTCTTCGGGGTCGGCAATAGTTGCCAAAACCTCGTCGTCGTTGAGTATCCGGATCTCTCCGCCATCTATACCAATGCGAGCACCGGCATATCGGCCAAAGACAATCCAGTCACCTTTCTTGCACCACGGTCCGTTTGGGAACTTCTCCGTATCGCCATAGGCTAGTTCGCCCACAGAGACAACGTACCCACAGACAGTGGCTAGGTTTTGCCTATCTACAACCTGTTCGGCCAAAACGATACCGCTCTTGGTCTTTTTGGGTGGACGGAAAGGTAAAACAACAATGCGCCAACCAGTAGGCTTGGGTATCCGGTCGATTACGCTCTGGTCCATGTTCTCCGGACGCAGACTTTCTTCTTCCTTTACTTCCACTTCCTGCTGTGCAGCACGTTCCTCGGCCCACTTTTTCTGCAGTGCAGTCATTTCTTCTGCCATCTAATTTCTCCATTATTGCGTGGCATCCGCCACGAGGTTAGGGTTAATACCTATTCGCTTTCTACTTTCGTCAGTATTCTCATCATCTCGTCTTCCACGAGTTGCAGGGCTTTGACATGGCCTACCTGCTCTCGGTAGTGCTCCATGTCCTTTATGCCGCCGTAAATCATTTGCTCGCCGATCTCGTGTTTACGAGATCGGATGAGTTTTAATAACTTCTCAAAGGCCTGTTCCATTAAGTGATCTTGCATCCCTTAGTTTTGCGGGCAGCTCCCTGACCACGGACGCTTACCATCCCGCCAGCTTTGTATGTCCCCACTCCAGGATTGCCCTCTTCGGCCTCGTACGCGCGGGCCTCTGCGGGAACCTCTTCCATCATTTTGCGGCCCATTTTGTACTCATCACGAGCGGCTTTGGCCGAAGTGGTGGAAAAGCGAGAAAGCATGTCCTTTTCCCCCTCCATGCCTTGGACGGTCTTTTTACGGGCCATCTCTATTTTCGGGCGTTCTTTCGGTGTTGGCTTGCGGTACATAGGCATTTTTTGCTCCTAATAGATTTTGGTTGGCACTTTGGCGTCTTTGCGCATTACCTCGCGCACG